GACTTAGGTCTAAAAGTAATTTTTCCAACAGCCGATAGTGAATTTAAACGACTAAAAACTACTTGGGAAGCAACCCCAATTAAATTACGTGTTGATTTTGATTTGAAAGAGGGCGTTGATCCATTGAGTCAATTATCTCAGAAAATACTTTCGGCAACAACTAGATTTAAGGAACTTGAGGGTCAAATTAGAGAGGCCCAGGTCAAATTAGTAGGATTCGATCAAGCTGGGCTCAGTTTAGTTGAGTCGCTAAATAAACAAGGTGGCGCTTCTCTCAGTGATGTTGGAAAACTAAGTTTATTAGCCCAGTCTTATACTGAAACAGGCAAATCTGTTATAACCTTAATTCAACAGTATAATGCTATTATCGCTAAGACGAAAGAACTAAAACAATTAGACCCCTCGTCACCGGCCTTCCAGAATGCTTTCCAACAGATGAAATTAGAACTTGAAAATTGGGTGAGAAATGCTGCGGCCTCATCTGATAGCGTTCAAAATAAACTGTCTCAATTTATTTCTCCAGAAACTATTAGTAAAGTAATTGCAGAGTTTGATAGAATTACAAAAGGTTGGGATAATGTTAAAAATCTTCCAGGTGTAAAAATGGAAGATAAGATTGAATATCAAAATCTTTTACAGGTTCTTCCAAGTTTGGAGGGTCAGTTAAAAGCGATGCAACAGAATATTCAAAACTCACAAGAACCTGCTGCTAATTTTCAAAATTCAATGACCAGTTCTGTACAACCAACGACCCTTACTGCTCAAAATATGTCCCAAATAAATTCAGTACTACCTTCAATTGCATCTTCAGCTGCGTCGGCAGCTTCAGCTTTTTCACAAATGGCTAATGCAGCTTCAGCTGCGGCAAATGCCGCGCAGGCAGCCATGTCTTCTGGGGCTGGTAATTTTGCTAGGGGCGGGATGCAATTTTTAGCCGGGGGCGGGGCTGCTTCTCGGTGGACAGATAAAGTACCAGCGATGTTGACGCCAGGTGAATTTGTTGTTAATGCAAAATCGACTCGAAAATTTTTCTCACAACTCCAGGCTATGAATGCTGGGCAGTTACCAACTTATAAAGAGTCCGGGGGTCCCGTGACTACTATCGGTGATGTTAATGTATCTGTTAATCAAGGTGAAACTTCACGGCAGACAGCGAGAGATATTGCGAATGCCTTACGTCGAGAATTACGGAGAGGGACAGCTACATTGAATTAATATTTATATAGTGCCAGATTAGTTATACGCGCGGATTTTATACGGGCTTCCGTTGCGAAACAATGGCACGAATGTTTTGTAACTAGCAAGCCTGTTATTTATTTGGAGGATTATTTATGTTGAAGCCTTCTCCTCTTTGTTTTAAAGGTTTTGCCCTCGTTGAACACAGGGATAAAACTGGCAAATTAATTGGAATTTATCGTGTTCCCAACGGTGTTGTTGATGTTGGTGCCGATCATGCTTTGGAATGTGAATTCAGTGCGGGGGCACAAGTAACAACTTGGTATATTGGCCTTGTCAATAATTCAGGTTATACAGCTTGGGATGAATCTGACACTATGGCCAGTCATGCTGGTTGGGCTGAATTTGTAGACTACTCAGAAGGTACACGCCCACAATGGACTTGTGGTACTGCAGCTAGTAGGCAGATTACGAACGCCGCAACTGTGGATTTTAGTGTTACTGGTGCGGGTACTCTTAAAGGTATTTTCGTCGCCTCTAATAATACAAAGAGTGGAGCTACGGGAACACTGTGGTCTGTCGCTCTGTTCTCATCGAACGTAACGGTAGGTAATGGTGATACATTAAAAGTTACTTATACTATTACAATTCCATAAAATTCCTCTCGCGTGTCAGCCAGGTGCAGATATTTTATCTGCACCTGGACTCTAATTTATTTAGTAGAAGGTGCAATAATGGCTTTATTATGGTTAGATGGTTTTGATAAATATGGCACACTGGATGCCTCTATTAGTCCGTCGGATATTTTACAGCGTAAATATTCTGTTGTAAATACTACAAGTTATACTAATAAGAGCGGGAGAGTTGATGGACAATCCCTTTATATGTCTAGTACATCGTGCTATCTTGTAACACCGGCGTTGACCACAGATGCTACCATAACAGCCGGATTAGGTGTAAAGTTTGCTGCTTTTCCCTCTTCGTTTTCTTCTTTTTTAGCATTTTATGATGGTGCAACTCAAGGTATAAATTTAAGGATAAACGAGCCAGGTGAGTTAGCTATTTATAGAGGGTCAACCCTAGTTTCACAAACATCTGGATTGGGACTTTTGGTTGACACTTGGTACTTTATTGAACTTAAAGTCACATGTGCTGATTCTGGTGGTTTAATTGATGTACAGGTTGGTGGTACTAGAGTTAATGATTTATATAATGCCAGCGCTGATACTAAAGAAGGTACACATGACTATCATGATACTATCCGAGTAAAGGCACCATCCCAGTACATTTATGTGGATGATCTCTATATTTTAGATAGTTCAGGGGGTAATAATACTACTTTTGTTGGTAATTGTAGAATTCAAACTGTTATACCGGAAAGTGATTACGCTGCTGGCTGGGATTATCCGTCACCAGGTACACACTATACTGAAGTTGATGAGAGCCCCTGTGACGATGATTCAACCTATATACAGGAAGACACGACTGGAAATAGGGATTTATTTGAATATGTGAATGCAGTAGCGGTTGGAACTATCTATGGAATTCAGATTTGTACAGATTGTAGAGAAACAGATGCGACTACATATGATTTAAAAATGCCTATTCGCTCGGGAGGCACTATTTTTTCTGGGGATTCTCAAGCTATAGGTACAACATCTTATGTTACAAAAAGACGCATAGCTGAAGTTGATCCGAATACAAACGCTGCGTGGGGATTAACAGATTTAAATTCCTCGCAATTTGGTGTAGAGATAGGCTAATTTTAGGTTGTAAAATATATGTCTGTAAATGTAACTCGGCAATATACTGAAGTTTTGAATAGTGGCGATGGTGATTTACGTGTAACACGCCAATATGCTGAAGTTTTACATGAGGGGGATGGTGATTTAAGGGTTACTCGACAATATGTCGAAGTTCTTCTTGAAAATATAAATGTTTATAATGAGTCACTTTCTGATACATTAACTATTACTGATTATGTTAGAGGTCCAATAAATGTATCTACAAACGATTCACTAACATTTACTGAAAAGGCAAGTAGAGTCTTTTTAGCAAATGCTTCTGATACTTTAGAATTTCTTTTTGGTGACGGAGAAATTGATCCTATTCTCATTATCGGTGACTTTATACCACTAGTAGAAAGTTTAAGTTTTAATGAAACTGTCTATGTTGAAACTTCTAATTGGCGATATACCTCTGATAATTTAACAATTACAGATTCTGTTGAAGTACATGGTCCGATTTATTCATCTACTACTACTACTCTACATATTTCTGATCATTTAGCGACACCATTTAGTGTTACTATACTAGATGAATTTATTTTAACTGAAATTTTAGGTCGAAATATTGATCTCGATACTAATGATTCTTTAGTCCTAACTGAAGATTTAACTCGTTTTAGATATACAGCTTCAACAACATTCCAAATTGTAGACTATGCAACTGCCGCTAAATTTGGTGGGGCTATTATAACGGAATTTGACATCAATGAATCTGTGGTTTTATCATCTACGTTTGTTCGGTCGGTTGTAACAAATACAGGTTTAGGGCATTCATTAACTTATTTTATTGTCTCTCCTTGTACGGATAAAGAGTATGGCCCCTTTATTGGTGAATCTACTGTTACAAGTGATCTTATTATCCCAGCGTCTACTGTGCCATTTATTCAAACTACATCTTCTACTTCAAGATTCATTTTATCGTATCCATCTATTGGGGCCACCGATACGGTTATTTTAAGGGCGCCAAATTTTGGAAATTTAGATAGATTTTCAGCCGATAGAGTCAATAGAGAAATACGTGGTGGTTCTATTGTAGTATTTTCTGATCCCAACTGGCCAAAACAACAAACTGTTAGTGTAACATTTTCAGGTTTAACTGGCCTTGAAATTGAAGATTTACAAACCTTTATATATAATCATCTGGGTGAGGAAGTTCATGTTATGGATTGGGAGGGGCGTGAATGGATTGCAGTTATTATTACTCCTAATGAACCGGCAACACATGATGGTAAAAATAATTGGAATATAGGGTTTGAATTTACAGGGCTTATATTAGATGGCCACCAACCTGGGGAGTCGGCCTCTTTTCAAGATATAGTAACATGTATTTTGGAGAGTAATAGAACTTTAGCAGATAGCTATCAAATTGTTGAATCAGTCACCTTTTTGCATATACCGGCATAATTATGTTTCGTATCGAAGCGCCCTTCTCTGGGCCATATATAACAGTTGTACTACCCAGCCCAAAATGGGGTAATTCAAAAGAATTATCCTCAACTTTAAGTACAATATACACTATGGATGGATTACTTTTTACCTATGTGAAAAAAAAACAATCAAGAAAGAAACTAGTTTGGGACTTTGAAATCTCAAGAAATAAAGCTCTAGAATTGCGTACATTTTTTATGTCATATTACTATACGAAAGTAAAAATTGTAGACCATGATGATAATACTTGGGCCGGTTATTTTATGAATAATCCATTTGAATTTGCAGGCGACTCTAGAGCACAGCCCTTTCCAGGTGATGAGTTAATGACAATTACATTAGAGTTTGAAGAGGATATATAATGCGATCTTTATCAGCTGGCGCACAATACTATATGCAAAAACAACATGGGTGTGAACCTATGTTTATAGTTGGAGTCCAGTGGACACCTGATAGTCCTGAAATTCTCTATGCTGATCAATTGCTACCCGAGAGTGAGGGGGAACAAGTACGCCCGCAGATTATTGAAATTAGTGATTTTGATACAGCTATTAAAGTCTCTGGGTCAAGTGATTCACAATCTATAAGTATTATTTTAAATGATACTGATGGATCACTTAAGAGTCTTTTGGACACAATTGATATTCATAATGCCGTTTGTAAAGTATATCAGCATTTTAAAGGCTTATCTCTTGCCCATAAATTTTCTTTATTTCAAGGTAAGATTGTCACCCCAATTGAATGGGATGAAGGTGCAAGAACTTTACGCTTTGATGTAATGACTCAATTAGATGAAATTGAAGTGGCATTTTCTATGGAAGAGGGTCAATTCCCTTATATACCAGAAGACGCTCTCGGAAAAGTTTGGCCGCTGGTATTTGGAACTGTTTGTAATATGCCTGCCATTCAAGTTCGGTCCCCTCGAAAAGGAACTTTATTGCAGGGCGAAGGTATTGTTGATTTTACGTTACCACATAGAATTTGTCAAGCACAGTTTATTCAATGCCCTAGTGTACCAGCAGGTTTAAAGTCAACATTGACTCCAGACGTGAATGGTGGGACAACGTATGTTGCTGCGCAGTATTTTACGCCCGATAAAACATGTGTTGAAGATCGTTTTAGTACCATCTGTGAATTAACAGATTTATTAGCACAACAACAAGCCTATGAACATAGTACGTTGCTTGTGCGGGGTGGAGAGAATTTCCCACAAAATCAAAATATTATTCTTAATATTAATGGGGCTAAGTTTTGGGGTTATTTTTCTGGGCAAACTTTTTACATATCAAACAGACAACATTCCGATTATGATACAGTCTGGCCAGAATTAGTAGCCCACCCCTGTGTTGAGGTCGAAGACTTCTCATACGGTACTCCAACTTGGCATTATCATAGCGGATGGATTCTTAATACTGCTGGTACAACATGGCATGTTGATCCAGTTACATTTGATTCCGAAGACTGTGAAAATACGGGCACCCCCTCTCAAACAAGCACGGGTGGTGCATCTGAATCGCAACAGTATTTTGATGACATGCCTGAGTCTAATTTTGAATGGATTCCCGCCGGAACTGAAGTATTTCTAGAGGATGAGGCAGAAATACTATATATCGTTAGTTTACTTCCAGGGGTAGTTAATAATGTAGCCGCCTATAAAACGCAGCCGTCCGGTCGATCTTTATTGACAACTGTTCCAGTAGATTATTATACAGTCTATGAGACAGATTATGATGGGTACCAGGTTGTTGAAATTGGATTGGAAAGAAAATTAAGTCAATATGACGAAAAATGGCATGATGATATTTTTGTGTCTTTCACTTCGGATGTTGGCCCTAATCCAGTAGATATTATAATTTGGCTTTTAAATAAATATACTAATTTGACTTACGATGCGACAACTTTTGCAACGGTACAAACTCAATTAACAAATTATCCAAATAATTTTTGGGTGAGTGAACGTTTGAATGTATGGCAACTTATTCAAGATATAGCTTATCAATCTCGGTGTGCAGTATATGTTCGATCGGATATTGTTTATATTGTTTATTTAGCGGCTGAACCTACACCAGTAAAGACATTGACAGCGAGTGATATTGTGGCTAAATCTATGAGGATGGTAATGACACCAACGGAGGAGTTAGCCACCAAACATATAATTACTTGGACAAATACTGGTGCCGGACTTGTCGATACATTGTCGATATCTAATAAATTAATTTTAAAGCATAATATAAAAAAATACGGACTCCACTCCAAAGAAGTAGTGTACTACACACAAAATACATATGATACTATTTTAAAATCAGCCACCTTTTGGTTAATTAGAGACTCTAATATTTGGAAAACATTTGAATTCGAGACACCATTAAATCATTTAGATTTAGATGTTTTTGATTGTATTACATTGAATATTCCACTTTTAGGTGTATTAAAGGTTATTATAGTTAGTATACAATACAAAAATAATACAAATACTATTAGTTTTAAATGTATATCCCCCACCAAGTCTGGAGAGACAATTCCATATGACTTCTTCTGGCCAGCAGCTGTTTCACCTTTACTTATTTTCCCGCTAGAGGCTGAGGAACAATATGCTGGTGCTGGCTATGATTTTGATGTTACACCACCAGAAGGTCATATTTTGGCCGGTGGTGACGCCATTGATATTGCCGGGAGATCAATTACTATGAGTAGCGGGGATTTGCATCCATCGGATTTAGATGATACTTTACCACTTGTTGAGTGCATATCATCAAGTGCTCAAGAAGCCTACCCACCCGATCCAATTTTTACAGCTTTAGAGGAGTTAGATAAAAAAGTATCAAAAACAATGTCTCAAACTGCGGACGCATTAACAAATAGTGGGGTTGAAGGAGGGAATGGTGGAGATTCTCAAGATGAAAAGAAAAAGAGAACATCTTGTGGGACCCCTGAGTATGGGTATGGTTGTATCTATGAAGTTAAAGTTATGTATATAACTCCCGATTTGGTTACGTATAAAAATTGCAAAGCCGGCCCTTGTGGGCATGGAACTGGCCTACCTTGTACAGGTACTTTACAAGTCATGTGCCACTCATTTGGCGCATTATTTGCAGCATTTATGTTTTATACTCAAAAGAAAATGGAAGCAGATTCATTACACGCTGGTTGTGGAAACTATGTGACAGGAGAATCAGCTGTTTACAGTGTCTCTTGGAACGCTATTAATGTGGTTGAAGACCCATCAGGTAGTTCTGAGTGTGAAGATGTAGCGGACATCCCTGGAAATCAAAATGCCCCCGGCGCCCAGGATGGTGAAACATTTGAACCACATGAGGTTTAAAATGAAAGAGCATTTATGTGAATTTCAAGATTCAGTTTTTTTGACTGATAAGAGTATAGTTTTATCGAGATGTTTGAATCCTGACTGTGATAGACATTTTAGTATTATAAATCAATTAATTTGTTTAGAATGTGATAAAAGACAAACCCCGTCTTCTCTTTCTTTAAAAGAGAGGGCAAGTAAATTAGATAAAGTCCCCAACATTGATCTTACTGAACGTAGAGAAACTGGAAAAGTACTAGCAATATTAACTACTTTTTGTTTTAAATGTAAATTCTATGACAAAAGAAATCACACTTGTTCTACTTGTGATTGTTTGGCGTATGAAGCTTTAGAGGATAAGATTAAGGATATTTCATTTCAGTGCCCATTAAAGGTATGGTAATGCAATTTCATTGTGAAAAAAAGCGACGTATTATTCGACGTGAGCGTGACGGGACTCAGCGAGAGTTGTTCCGATGCTCAAATACCTTAGCTAAAGACTACGGAAAAGAGGTCGGTGAGGAAGCATGTAAAAATTGTGTTTTAAGAGTTGCCGGATTAACTACTATTTATCCCCTTTGTGGCCAACAACCACCTTTGGAACCAATTTATAAACAGCCTATATTTGGCCCCAACTGTGAAATTATCTACACAGAGCAAATAGATGTAATGACACCGGAGTGCCCCGAAGGATACCATACATCGGATGCTAACAGTTGGGTATTTATTTCAGACTGGGTGCCATGCCCTAAACGAGTCTTTACAAATACTCTATCTTCCAGCGGTGAACTTAAAGTAAAAGCAACTTGTAGTTTATTAAAGCAGTCTGTTACTTGTGGAGACTGTAATGAATGTGGTGCAAAATTAGAGACTATGGCTATAGACGCACCAGATTATCCGGAACTACAATTACAAATATATTCTTATTGGGAATCAATAAAGCGATGGCTAGCTGCAAAAAGACCAGTTAGAACTGAGGACGAAGTTAAAAAGATTCATGCGGATTATTGTTCTAAGTGCGAGTGGTACGACGAACAATCTCAACGTTGTCGTGGTTGTGGGTGTAAGGTTAGGCCACAAGGATTAGCTGTCTTTAATAAAATACGCATGGCAACCGAAAATTGTCCCCAAAAATTATGGTAATTTTTATAGGTAAAAAGAATGGCGGGTACTATGGACTTCTCTTGGCTTTCTGATATATTTAATGGGATATTAAAGTTTATCCCAAGACCAATTATTGTGCGCGCAACCCATAGCGGTGTTAAATGGGTATTTGGGAAGAAGGTAAAGGAATTAAAACCTGGGTGGCATTTTGTTTGGCCTTTAGTCACTGATTGGGAGGTTGTTGTGATAGCTCGACAAACTAATAATCTTCAAAACCAAGCTTTAGTGACTAAAGATAAACAACAGGTAGTCGCCGGAGCGTTAATAGTGTTCTCGGTAAAAGATATCATACAAGCTATTGGTGAAAGAAACTGGGATGTTGGAACTACTGTAAATGATATCGCTCAGGCTTCGATTGTTGGTGTTGTTACAAAATGGGCGCTTGACGATTTATTAGTTAATTTAACTGGAAGTGTCGAAGAAGAATTAACTGCGGCTTGCCGAAAACAATTGAGACAATTCGGCGTCTATGTCCATCGTTGTTGTTTCACAGATTTTGCTCCCTGCCGAATTTATAAATTGATGGGGAGCGAAAAACAACCCGCATTTAATAGCGCTGACGGCTATTAAGATAAACTAAAAGGTGAGGAACTAGTGGCATCGATAATATTTATTGGCCTTAAGTATTTTTTGGCTTAATGGTAATTTATATTTGTCTGCTAGTTTCTTGCCTATTTTAAAATAGAGGGACTCGAAGCAAATTTTGAAATACCTTAGCTGTAGCTAAAGCGTCATGCAAAGCATCATGTGCATGTTCGAGTTTGATGTTAAAATAGTGGCATAGACTTTTTAGGGCCACTCGCTCGTAAGGCAACTTATCTCCTCGCATATAGGCTCTATCATTGGCCGCAATAGCCATTTGCATTGTATCCCTGGGGTGGGGATGCCAGTAAGAATTAAAGCCAGTTAAGCCTAACCAAGCCTTTAAAAACCCCGCCTCAAATACCCAATTATGCGCAAGAGGAACTAGAGATTTTTTATAGGGCAGATTTAATCTTTGAAACCACTCATCAAATAAATCTGCTACACGAGTTGAATCTAAAGACTGTTGGGCTAAGACGCTAATATCCAACTTATGTTTACTAAATGCCTCCTTATCTAATCTGTCGGGGTATTGAGGCGAGATTGTCATATAAAAAGGTCTGAGTGAATCTATTGGTTCTATATTTGAATCTAAGGGAACTATTGCTATCTGAATAATTTCATGGTATCCGGGCATACAACCAGTTGTTTCAACGTCTACTGCACAAAGTAGACTCCCGTTCAGATGGCTAAAACTGCTATAAATTGTTGGGTCTAACATGATTTGCTTTCAAATATTTTTTGGCTGCAAAGTGATTTCCAATACTGAATATTGATAGGATCAATTGCAAGATTACGTGATTCCGCCCATTTTTTATAAGCGTCTAATAGTCGTTGGTAATGGTAATTATCACCTATTATTATAGGTGTTGGATATTGTTCCAGATATACCAAAAAATCTGCTAAAGCACTTGACACCAATAGGTGGAGGCTTTCTGAAGAAATATTAATTGTCATTTTTAATCAATTTATAATCAAGTCCAAATGATGGGTCAGTAGGTGTTACTTGAGTTTGTGGATTTAGTATTTCAAGTGGATTCCAGGGAAGATCATTTAGATCAGCAGGTAATAGCCCCTCTTCGATACGCATTCTTGTTTCAATAAGACACAAAAAATTCCAACAAGCCATCGCATCATGTGGTTCATCTCGATCACCCCGTAGATACTTAAAAGCATGTCTTATCCCACTGTCAAGATAGCGACTTAGTGGAATACCTTTCTCCCAATTGCGGGCAGCATATTTTTTTGCCCCGCTCTCAAAAACTTTTGCTACTTCAAATAATGCTCTGACAGGTAATAAATCCATTCTTCCTTTACCTTCTTGAATATCTCGTTGTGCGCCAGTTTCAAAATTTGCACGCTGACCTGAGTCTTTAAAATCCCAACTAAGTTGATCAGACATAATATATTCTCCTATCTATGCAATATCTTTAGGGGCACAAACAACTACATCACCATACAATGCTTGGGCAGCCATTGAGCTTGCTGTTAAATTATATGGCAATTCTGATTGATTTTCATTTAGTACAAAGATGGTGTGACCAGAATTCATTTCAATAAAGTCAATAAAGCCACCGCAATATTGTTGAAATTGATTTAATGAAATTGGGACTGGTAAACTATGAATCATAGGACCATTAAATTGAATCAAGGTCGCCATGCTCTTCCTCATATTCATCTAGAGTTAAAATAACAAGAAAATCACCACCATGTTGTCTTGCAAATGTTGTACTTGGGATAGTCAGTTGGCCGCTCATTTTAATATCACATATTGGATATGATTGGCCTTCGCCTGGAATTTTTTTAAATACTCTTACAACATAATCTCTCATTTAGGCACCAATTTATTATCCACAAGTATAAGTTCTGTTTGAATTTCGCTTGTTTGCGGGTCGTCATTAAAATAGATATTCCCGATACATTTTAATCCATTATAGACCCCAACAGGAAGCTTATGGGGTAGTTTATTAATTACCATACGCTTTGGCCAAGTTTCTCTCTCAGTTGCAGGGAGAATTTCATAAAATTTACTGAAGAAAGAGTCAAGCGGTACTGATGCTCCGTTTGTAATTGTACACATCTCTTCTATAAATACATCCAAGGCTGTTTTAGAACTCTCTTCCATTTGAGCTTTACTGCTTGTTGATACAACCGGTAGCCTCAAACGATGCTCTATGGCTGGTAGCGCAGTATTCATTAAAGTATACATAAAATAAGGCGCCTCTTCTTCTAGCCGTTCTAGCATTATTTTTTGAGGCACTTCCTTCATTAAATGGTCTACATATATCATGGTAACACGGGTATCACCCGGAAAAATAGGTACATTATCCCTTGCATTGGCACACTGAATCCAGTGTGTTGTATTTGGCTGCAAATAGACCTGTTTATGTTTTGGATGGATCGGGATTGAAATTGATGTTACTAAATCTTTTAATTTATTGTAAACTGATGCGGCTTGTGTACTAATATTTTTTTCTTCTACGATACACACAACGGCCCCAGCTAATTCGCCATTAAAATCATTTTGATTTGTCAAAGCCGAGTCTGCCCGCATAACTCCACCCTCCATTAGAAGAGCAATTGCTTCATGGAGCATAGACTTACCACTACACTGTGGCCCCCACAGGTACAAATACGGGAGGGGCTCAAATGGTTCGCGTATCATAAGTGCAATCCACTTTAATAAGTAGTCATACCCGCTGTGAATTCCGTTTCTCTTAGCCCAAGATAATTCTTTTAGATGGGGGTTCAGATCGTTACCAACATGATTCAGAATTAAATCCCAGTGGGGGTGCGGGGAAGATTCACTCTCATCATATTGAAGTGGAGCAAATTTTAATTTTGGAGCCTTTAAGTTCCACTGCCTATTTCCAGGAAATTCGTCTTGGAATGGTAGATGAATAATTACCCACCCGCTTGAAAGTAATGCACCAAACACTTTATCAATATCGAGTGTTTCAATTGAAGCAAGTTTAGATCGGGCATCATCTTTATTTGTAAAGACCCAAAAATTATCATTATGTAAGATTCCCCAGCCATGGGTTGATTTATCACTGGAAATTAGTGCTCGAACATGCTGGTCAATAAGGTCATAATCTACATCATCACTGGATTTTAATAGTTTAATATTATAAACTTTTGTCCATTTTCCACGCTTAAATAGCCAACCTTCAAGAGTTTTGGGGTCACGATCATCGTGGGCTATTTCCAATTGAATGCCCATCCTCCCTCGCGTGACAACTACTGGTCTAGCTTCGAGTTCAATTGGGATTGTAATATTTTGACCCATTGATTTAATGGCTGTGATAACTGAAGTTGCATCAGGAAAGGAAAAGCTTACGCCTTTGAGGTCAACGGGTTGACCATCAAAAGCAAAAGCTGCCTCCTCTAATGAAAAAGGTTTGTTGTAGTAACAATAAGTTTTGCCTGTTTTAGAGGTTTTCCAAGATTGATGCTCTGTAGTACCATGTCCAAATCTATAGACTATCCACCCATCCTCTTTTGTAGGGTAACAGTAACAGTTAGGATGGCTCGGATTTCTCCCCTCTGAGATAGTTTCAAATGTACCTAAAAGAGGTTCATTGGAATCTACACGCTCATTAAAATACTGTTTTAGCAAGTGCGTATGGGTCTGTAGTAAATGGTGATCGTCTACCCATTGAGTGGTATAATTTGCGTAGCCTTTTAAATCAGCGATCATGCGCAGATGTTCTTCGCTTAATGGGACTCTACGTTGACCAGCCGCGTGCTGTATAATAGAACCCTCCTCCTCGGCGGATTCAGCACCACTTATTTTAACCCTTGTACGCTTACGAGCAGCCACATCTACATATAATCTCCAATTTTCAGGTACGGCCATGTAGGCTCTATTACCATCTTTGGTTAGATTATCTTTAATTAGTGTTAAGCCATTATTTTCAGGAGTCATTTTTCGATGGTAAATCCACATATTTCCACCGCCTACATCCATATTTGCTTGAAAATCAAACCCTACCCGCCTTGAAATGTCTTTTAAGCACGCAATCATCAAGGCTGAATGTTCAGTATGGTTCGTGGTCTCTGGAAGTGTTTCGGGATCAAATTCAAGATATAAATGCAGACCATTACCACCTGTACTTTTAAGTACAAGCAACTCTGGAACTTCTAACGCTTTTTGTTGTATTTCTAATAATTGTGAATCAGTGACACCAACCCCCTTAGCATGTCCTGTAATTGTATCAAAATCAAATCCACCTCTTATAGATTTTTTCTGAATAAAATTCCAGCCAGTCATACCAATAGCTTCTACATGCTGGTCTAAAGGCCACTTTAAAATATGGTCATTATTTATTGGCTCTGAATTAGCATTTTTGGGGAGTCTAAAATTATACCACTCGTAAAATAAATTATTATCAGTATAAACACCTTGGCGCCCATTAACAATCTCCCCGTCGCCTTTGGAAACCATTACCTGAACTTCCATCTCAGGAGTATACCAATTTGCTATACGCTTATTATTATGTGTTGTTATTTCAAAAAATTTAACTAACTGCTGACTAGCAAGCATATCGCCTCCATTATTATAGTCTCCAGATTACTATTTATAGTAAACGGCAAAAACCTGTAGGAAGTTCAGTAAAAAGAGTGAACTTTTTGTGTGTTTTTGCCGTTTATATTAAAAGAGCAAAATGGGTAGTGGTCGCTATGAATAAATATAGTAAACCAAGAGTCTTGAGTAATGGGACACTAATTTATCCTAAACGTGGCACTCCACCCCCTTTACCTGAGGGATTTAGACGAAAATCGGATAATCTTGTTTCCCCTGATGCTTGGGTTATGATACCTCTCTGGAGGGATTGTCCTTTTAGAATAAGGCAAACAAGTCAAAGAGAAGACTGTAAATGTATTACGTATGTCTATTTTTGTGGACACCCTAAGAATGAAAAGACCCCCCTGACCGTGGGGCTATGTGAAAAATGCCTTCTGATAAATCTGAAATAAAACTGATACCGATTGTTTTAATAGCGTTTCCTCCTACTCTATTAAGACTTATAAATAAAAAAAGTCTAGAATATATTGAATTGAAAGATTCAATTCAATCGGTAGGTCTTTTAAATTCTATTTGTATTCGTGAAACAAAAACTAAGTACAGGACGCATACATTTGATATTGTAGATGGAGTTCATAGATTTGTTATTTGCCAAGATTTAGGCTGGTCTAAAATTCCATGCATAGTGATAAAAAATGTCACCAACGAGGAATTACCTTGGCTACAGATGCAAGCGAATGCACATAAGAAGGAGACGGATCATGCGGAGTATGCGAACTTTATTAGGAAACTGCTACTTGAAAAACCCGAGATGGAACTAGATGAAATCTGTTCGCGCCTTAATAAAAATCCTCCGTGGGTTAAAAAAGTAATGACCCTGTTGAATTTATGCGACGAAGCAAAACAAGCCTTATCGTTTCGTAAAATACCAACACTAACAGCATATTCGTTAGCTAGGTTGCCTAAAGGGATACAAAAACGGATATTCCCTTGGGCCCTTTCAATGCACTCGAATAAATTTGCTGAGATGTGTGGTGGAATTATTCGGGGGTATAAAGAAGCAAAAGCTCGTGATTCTTTAGAAAGATTTTTAAAAGAATCGTTATCAGCGCCTAAATATCTAAGATCATTTAAGCAACTATGTTTGGAATATTCTATAAATTCAGTAGGTGAACTTTTAATAAAAAAACATAGAATAAAAGACCCCATGGATGCTTGGAGAATGGCCCTGGCGTGGGTTTTGCATGTTGATCCTGCGAGTGAAAATAATTTTAAAACTAAGATGCTTAAAAAACAACATGCCTTTAACCAAGCTCTTTTAACGAGGGAACTTGATAAAAAAAGAGAAATAGAAGCTATTAAATTACAGATGGAGGGGGATATTAAAGAGATTTTAACTTAATTGGCATATCTTTTGCTGGTTGTGTATTTAGTTTTGTGTTTTATAATTTTCTTTAACTATTGGAGTATATTTTATGTCAGATGCTTTAGTTCCTGTTAATTTGAGTGAGTTGCTACCTGCTCTTTCCGGTGGCATGGATATTGCCAGCGCTACTTTTAATGAACTTGCTAAGGGTAGCGAGTTTCTAGAGAGAATTCAACTATTTTCTAAGGGGAAATACATTGATAAAGGGCTGATTGCCCCCGGTCGATGGGGTATTCCTCGCAGTGAAGATCAGATTGATGACGTTGGGAGCGAAATTGATATTGTTCCATTTTGTTGCCGACCCAAGGCGCTAGACTTGCGTGATCGTGATGCAATTATAACATCGTATGAGCCGGAAACAGAATTGTTTCAAGGTATCAAAGCTCTGTCTAGCGGAGTAAATTCCAGTTGTATGTACGGGCCAACATTTCTAATTTTTGAGCGTAGCACTGGGTCTTTCTACGAATTATTCTGTGGCACCAAGTCAATGCGAAACGAGACAGCGCGTATTGGCGCTTTTCTACCTCTTTCTGAGGAATCTGCAAAAATACTTGAGCTTAAGAAAGGTTCCCCTGTCCATGCTCACGGTCCACTGCCCTGTACACTCAAGGCGAAGTATGCCACAAAGGGAAATTGGGGTTGGCATGTTCCAACAACTGTCCCATGCTCAACTCCGTTTTCAAATCTTCCTTCGACTGAAGCTATTGTAGCCGCTGTAACTCGTTTCATGTCTGTTAAGAGTTCAGTTGTTGAAAAGGTCGAAGAGGAAGCCCCGACTACGAAGCGTCGTCGATAAGTTTTTAGCGGTACCAGAGTTAATTTTGTAATTAACTCTGGTACCATTCTTTTTATTTTGAAAGGTAAAATTATGAATCTATTAGTTAATGTTGCGCTTGTTTATGTTACAGCCTTGTCAGTTTTAATTTATTCTAATGGCGTTTCAACTGATTCGCTAGTCTCGGCAGTCAAGTGGCCGTATACACTCGGAAAGTATATTTATACAAGTCTTAGAGGAGAATAATTATGATACGACGATTAATTCCAGTTCTTATAGGTATGTATGCTGGCGGTATAACTGTAATTTCTTGTATAGGGCACTCAATCTGTGGTTCACTTACGGTGGCTGATTTTATGTTTGCTTTGGCGTGGCCGTATGTTTTTGGCTGTTATATGTGGAGAGTTTTAGTCGGATGATTACTGTAAAGCAACTAGCCTGTTTACTATTATCGTATGACTGTGATACTCCACACTGGGCTGTAGATGATAGCCAATATTACCCTGTGGTAACTGAAGAGATGTTTAATCAATGGCTAGCAGATGAACATTTTGGCGATTGTATCGGGGAGCCTAATATTTGTGAAAGGTGCTTCGCTGAGGATAAATTACACCAAGCTCAATGGTTACATAAATATATAATACAATATTAAGGTCTTTATGACTCTCGGTTGGCTAGGAAATATTTTAATACTTTTAGCACTCTATCTAATTGGGTGTAAGCATAAAATTGGATGGGTATGCAGTGCTCTTGGAAATATTTTCTGGTGTATTTATGCTATTCAATTACAAATGTTAGATATGTTTATGATTGATTTTGTAACTCTGATAATTGCTAGTTATAATTATGTTAAATGGTCCCGAGAGAAAATAAATGTTTAAATCAGATACATTAGACTCTGAAACGATTAGGTATTACATGCGATTGGCATATAATATTGCACAAGAACAGAGTCCAGACCCGAGTACAAAAGTTGGCGCTTTACTTGTCAATAAATATCGACAAGATGTTTTATTCGGCGTTAATCACTTTTTACCTAACTATCCTATTGTTAAGGATGACCTTGACAATCGTGCCAGAAAGTATAAATTAATTGAACACGCTGAAAGAGATGTTATATACAAGGCCGCAAAAGATCGTTTTCCGACGAAAGGCTCGACTCTAATCTGCCCATGGGCGGCTTGTACTGATTGTGCTCGGGCTATTTGTTTGTCAGGGATAAAGAAAGTTATTTCACATGAAGACGCTCTGACTCAAACACCAGATAGGTGGCAGGAAGATTTGCATATTGCAAAAGAAATGTTTAAATGTAGTGGCGTTGAATACATCTTTTTTAAGGAAAAAATAGGGGATTGTTTGAATCTATTTAATGGTAAACTTTGGGAGCCTTAAAATGACAATTTTTGAGTTATTAGAAGAGTCAAATACTACCGCCCATGCAAAAGGTTGGTGGGATAATCCTGAAAGAAACTTTGGTGAACAGTTAATGTTAATGGTAACTGAACTTGCTGAAGCTATGGAAGATTATAGGCTCAATGGTCTAACGCCTGAAAAATTACTTCGTATAGAAAATGGAAAGCCAGAGGGTATTGCAGCGGAATTCGCTGACGTGTTTATTAGGGTCGCGGATACGTGCAGGCAGTATAATATTCCACTTGAAAAGGCTCTTGAATTAAAGTCTGACTATAATCGAACAAGACCCTATAGGCATGGCAACAAATTAGCCTAAGAAAGTATGTTATGACGCCATACGCTATCATAGTAACAGCACCTTTATTGAATAAAGAGCAGTTTTTGACGAGTTGTCAAGAAATGTTAGGATATTCCCCCGCCCGGGCTGCAGACTCTGCAAATTTAGCTGGTATTAAATACCTTTTAGCGGTATTCTCGTCTTTTAAAAACAACACCACGAGCCCGACCACAGTTAAAAATTCAAAAGAGGTTTATAATCTTTTAAATATTAATTGTTTGATAGCATCGGATGAATATGAGATGCTACAGATTTTAGAGATAATTTCTGGTATGAAATTTGCATTAACTGAAACTACTAGGAGAGTAATACACGCAATTATAGTAAATGGTACTTTAATTGAGTGGCGAGACGCTATTAGACGGGGTTGTAAGAGAAGTCAACCTACGTTAATTCGGGCGTGCTTTAATCAACTATATATTCAATTTACTCAATTAGGATTAGAACCTATTTTTAATGGTGTTAAAAAACACGCATCAGATCAAACATTTTATTTGGAGAGTGAATAATGAGCGCATTTGATGACGATCAATTTGATCCTCTTGACCCAGACTATTCTGAAGAATATGATGACGAGCATGATTATGATGATGCTGAGTATAATGACGGTGAATATAACTTTTAATTTTTGAATATAGGTTTTTAATGACTATTTCTTTGCATACACCCTTAGAAATTAAACTAATTACACAGACACGTTCTGGGAGTCGAATAAAAGTTCCCTCTCAAATCTATATCACCCCCTCTCGCATCGAGTTTTTGAAATCACCTTTTGCATTAAAAGATGAAATCAAATCTATGAAGGGATCGAAGTGGCATGGATACGAGGACCCTCCAAGAATGCTGTGGTCTGTTGATAATTGTTTTAGAAACTGGTTTCAATTAAGATATCTAATGGGCGAGAATCCATATGAGTGGTTCGATCGCCCACTGGAACATTATACTTATGATAGACCCCTTAAAGAGCACCAATGTGATTTATCTGATAATGGTTTAACTTATCATTATCAGATTTGGGCGGCAGAAATGGGTGTTGGAAAAGGTGGTCTGCCGACTACAAAAGTTGCAACTCCCGATGGTTGGACAACTTTAGGTGAGATACAGGTTGGGGATTCAGTAATAAATCCAGAAGGCGGCGTAACGAAGGTAAAAGGCGTCTACCCTCGTGGTAAAATGGAAATGTTTCGCGTTGAATTTTCGGATGGCTCCTCGACTGTCTGTAGTGCCGACCATCTATGGAATGTTTATTCAGAGGATGGTGTGCTGGAAACTTTGGAATTAAATGAAATTATAGCTCGTGGACTTTACGGTTTAAATGATTATCCTAGGTTTCAAATACAGACTGTCTCACCTGTCGAGTATTCTTCTAAATCTTTGCCAATTCCAGCTTATTTAGTTGGATATTTAATTGCTAGTGGCGCATGTTTTCAGACGGGGAATGAAAATTGTGTCTTATCATGTGGTAAAAGTTTTTCTCCGGTAGATAAAATAAATCTACCAGAAGAATATTTATATACAAGCGTGCAAGATCGTTTGAATTTATTGCAAGGTCTATGCGATAAAAATGCAGGAATATTTTTTAAGTCTGTTATTGCATTTGAGACAAAATCTTCTGAGTTAAAAAATATATTTATACATTTAATACAGTCTCTAGGAGGTGTCTGCGAGCTTGACTCCGGTCATGATGCGAGTTTGGGATTTAAGATTTTTGCTATAGTTCCACCTGGAATTAAACCATTTATTCTTGAGTCTAAAAACAACCTCTATAAACCCGCTACTAATAATCTTTTACGGTCGTTCATTAAAATAGAGTCAATAGGCGAACATGAATGTATTTGCATAGCTGTTGAAGCAGCTAATCAACTTTATGTTACTGATGATTATATTGTTACACATAATACATTATCTGCTATTGAAGTGATGGAGAAGTCACCAGCGTCTTATTGGTGGTGGATCGGCCCTAAGTCAGGTCTATATGCGGTCGAACGTGAATTTAAAAAATGGGATTTAAAATCCAACCTCGATCTCGAAATAATGACATACGAGGGCCTTGTTAAAAGAATGACTGCTTGGAAGAGCGGTGATAAAGCACCAATGGGTGTTGTCTTTGACGAATCAAGTAGACTAAAAACAGCAAATTCGCAGCGTACTCAAGCCGCTCAATCACTAGCTGACGGTATACGAACTGATTGGGGGACGGATGGCTATGTAATTTTAATGTCTGGAACCCCGTCTCCCAAGTCTCCTATTGACTGGTGGGCACAAGCTGAGATAGCATGGCCCGGCTTCTTAAAAGAGGGTTCAGCTGATTCATTTAAATTTAGACTGGGTATCCACAAAAAGGAAGAAGGTACTCTTGGAAATTCATTCTATAAATTGGTTAATTGGAAAGACACAGAAGAACGTTGCGAAGTATGCGGTGAATTAAAAAATGAGGGGGAGCACAAACATCTCTTAGAGGATGATGCCCTTAATTTAGATGCACATGACTTTGTGGCATGTACCAATGAAGTAGCGTTATTGCATGAACGATTACAAGGTCTAGTTGTTGTTAAACACAAAAAGGACTGCCTTGATTTGCCAGATAAACATTATAGAATTATCCAGTGCAAACCATCAGCGTCAACGTTACGAGTGGCTTCATCCTTAGTAAAAACGGCGCCCAATACTATTACTGGGCTAACTTGGCTCCGTGAATTAAGTGACGGTTTTCAATACCGGCAAAAAATTGTTGGGAATGAATCTTGTCCAGTATGTAATGGCTCCGGCGTATGTGAATATTGGATTGATCCGAATGATAGTGAAAAACTTTTCACTATGCTTGATATGCTCGATGCGGAGTATGTTAAAACCTTACAAAAAACAAGTTTAACTTGTACGACTTGTAGAGGTGCAGGTGAAATTCCAAAATATGAACGAATAGTTAAAGAAATACCTTGTCCAAAAGAACAAGTTCTTTGTGATCTTTTGGATGAGAATGAAGAGTGTGGGCGTCTAGTAGTATTTGCTGGTTTCACTGGGTCTATTGATCGGATTACCAAAACTTGTCTAAAGCGGAAGTGGGATGTAGTTCGAGTTGATGGCCGTGGTTGGCTTGTTTACAAACATGATGGCACGTCAACCCATATAAAGCCACTTGATTATTGGGCTGATTTGTCAAATAATCCACGAGTCTGTTTTGTGGCACATCCTAAATCCGGTGGGATGTCATTGACATTGACCGAAGCTAGAATGGTAGTATTTTACTCTAATGATTTCACGCCTGAATCTAGAGCACAGGCTGAGGATCGAATCCATAGAATGGGGCTCGATTTAAATAAGGGTGCTACTATTACAGACATTATTCACCTGCCAAGTGATGACCATGTTCTAGGTATTCTAAAAGCAAATAGGCGGCTAGAATTAATGACTCTCGGTGAATTTGAACAGGATTATAATGGAGTTGAACCCGATGAAGTATGATTCAAGCACACATTCAAGATCATTTGTAAAAGGTTTCTCATGGGAATTGATATCTTTAATTATAACTTTTATTTTAGCACTAATTGTTTTTGGAACAATTAAAACTTGTATTATGTTTTCCGCTATTAATTTTGTAGTTAAACTTGTTTTCTTCTATGAGCATGAAAGACTTTGGCACCAAATACGATGGGGGAAACGATGAGTGGATGTCCAGTTTGCGGTTGTGGTTGGTCTTATGATTTATTCAATCCTGGTCCCCAGCCTCTATCAGCCTTGGGTCTTCCTAAATCACATGAGGAAGCGATATCTCGATCTAAATACCAGATGGATTTTGTAGCGTGTTATTCATGTGGACATATTTATAATCGAGGATTCAAGTATGAAGACGTGCCATATGAGACTAATTCAAATTTAATGTATAATAATGGATATGGATGGCTTCAACATATTGATGATATAATTGATTGGATATTACAATACAAAGAAGTATTAAAGGCTGGCCCTGTTATTGACATAGGATGTGGTGACGGGCAATTTTTAAAACGGCTTTTAGAAAGAGAGCCAACTTTAGAATGTATAGGCTATGAACCAGGTATTGCTGCTAATGGTATTACGGAATTTAAAGTAATCCAAGATTATTTTTCGCCATCTTTAGATTTTTTGTATAAGCGACCCTCTTTAATTTTATGCAGGCATGTTTTAGAACATCTACCAAATCCTAGAGATTTTGTCGGTGAAATTGAATTCTGGTCAATGATGTCTGACAATGCGTCTCTTTTATTTTTAGAGGTACCTTGTATTGAAAAAGCTCTGCGTGAAACTCGCTTATCTGATTTTTTGTATGAGCACGTATCAAACTTTACTACTAAAAGTTTTAAGCGTTTAGCTGAATTGAACAACTTAAAAGTGCATAAAATTCAGACGCTTTATAATGATGAAGTTTTAGCTGGGATGTTTCAGTGCGGTGAAAGTGAGAAACCAGATGCTGCTAAAGAGTTTAAAACAGCTTGTAATAATTTAGATGTAATTCAAAATAAATTACTTTCAATAGAATCACCTGTTTATTTATGGGGTGGCACAGGTAAATCATCCTCATTTTTAAACATCTTTAAACTTGATGCTGAAAGATTTCCATACGTAGTTGATTCAGATCAAAATAAAGTTGGAAAGTTTGTTCCAGGTACAGGGCAATGTATTCAGCATTCTACTTGGTTAAAAACTCAACCCGTCGGAGAAATTATTATAACAACTCCGTGGAGAGCGCATGATATCTATAAGGAGATAAAATTTTTAGGTATTCCGCACAAAACTATATTAGTCTACTATCATAATGGATTAGAAGCATATGAAAACATCTCAAGTCGGCTATAACTTTAATGTTAAAGAAGCCTTAAGAAATTATACTAATAAAAGATATTCACAATTGTGCAAGACTTTTATTGGGATATTTTTACACTTCGATAAAGTTTGGTATAGTAGTTGGTCTAGGGACGACTTACTAAAATTAGAAGAGTTTGTAGCTACATTTTTATATATCTGGACTCGACCAGATTTTCAAATACCAAAAGAGTTTAATAATGTTTTTTCTAATATAGGCCATCTTGTCGCTAATGTTGTATCAATGACAAGTTACAGTACTACTGATGGGGCAGTCGGGCATTTATTAACTCAAAAGAATAATTACTATAAACTTCTCCCGCTGTTGTCGGTCTATAATAGTATCCAACTCCCATTTAAATATATTATTGACGCCGACCCTGTTAGAGGTACATTATGGTGGCTTACCTATCAAACTGCTACGCCAGGTTCATTGACTCAGGATGTTCATAACCGTATGGTCAAACAGTACCACGATCTACCTGAGAAGATTGCACTACCAGACGGGCGCGTATCACCATTGTATTTTCAGGTTTCATACTTCGCACCTGAAAAAGCACGCGATGTAAAATCTATGTTTAATAAGCAGATTTCTCAGCAGATTAAAGAGACAATAATCTCTAAGCCTGATCCGAAAAGTATTGCTATTGTCACTGGACGGTGGCAGAAAACTACAGCAGTCTATAAAAGCCTTTCACCACAAGTACATGAATTAGCTAAAACATATGATTTAACACTAGTTCATTTTGGAGCCCATGAGGGAAATATTGATACTAGTGGATTTAAAAACATAGTTAAAGTCAATATGCAGCCTAATTTTGCTGGGTGTGATATTGAAGCAATTAAAGAAAATAATTTTCAATTGGCGTATTTTCCAGATATTGGAATGAATTTTGAATCGACTTGGCTTTCTAATTTGAAGATTGCACCTATTATGGTTACTGGCTACGGGCACCCTGTAAGCACACACGGGTCTTGTGTTGATTATTTTATAGGCGGTGCTGAGGTTGAGGACGTAACCAGGGCGAAAGAAAATTATGACGAGAAATTAGTTGTTATCCCAGGGTTGGGTTGCCACCCAGTTGATCCCCTCTACGAAAGAAAAGGTAAAAAACCCTCGGATGAGATTCTAATTAACTGTTGCTGGACAACGCATAAAATTAACTATCCAATGTTAAAAATGCTACAGTCGATTCAGCAACTATCAAAAAAACCAGTAAAGTTTCAATTTTTCCCCTCTTGGACAATTGGAAAATATAATAATCTAATTTATTTTATTAAGACGTTGGATCAATTTTTTGGTAAAAATAACTGGAAATATTTCACCAGTCTTAAATATCATGATTATTTAACTGAGGTTGAAAAAGCTGATTTTACAATTGACTCCTACCCGTTTGGAGGGTATAATACTGTTATAGACTCCTTTTTTGCAGGTTGTCCAGTTTTAGCTATTGAAGGCACGCAATTTGCAAATAGGGCCTCTTCAGCCTTATTACGCAGGGTTGGCTTAAATGAGTTAATCACAACAAATTCAATAGACTGTGCCTCCAAGGCGATTGAATTAGTAAATGATTCTGAGTATTTAGGTCAGATGAGAAGTAATTTGAATGATGTCAACCAGTTACGAAGATTGCTGATTAACACGGATGAACCGAAATATTTTGTCGAGGCAATAGATTATTTAATTAAAAATCATGACGATATTCAGAATAATGATTTGACTTCTTTTCTAGATAGGCTATAATTGAGTAGAGGGTCTCTAGACTATGAGCACAGTTAAAATCAAAGCTGTAACAATTGAAGATATCCGGCCGCACCCAAACGCAGACCGATTAGATGTTGTTTTAATTGGTGGCTATAAGGTTTGTGTGCCTAAGAATAAGTATTCAGTTGGGGATGTGGTAGCCTATTTTCCACCCGATATTCTTATTCCGAATAAATTAGCTACGGAATTAGGGGTAGCAACGTATCTCAGAGAGGCTAGGTATCCTGGTGAAGTTGGTGGTAAAACAAAGTGTCGTGTCGGGGCCCTACGTCTCAGAGGTGTTCCTTCATTTGGTTTTATTCTCAAGACCGACTCACCTATTGGAACCGATTTAACTGATAGTTTTCAAGGTAAGAAATTTGAACCAACGGACCCATACTGGTATAGGTATGGGGTACATGCGCCTAGTAATCCAAAATTTCATAAATATACTGACATTGAGAATTGGAGAAATTTTAGGTACGTTATGCGAGATAATACGCCAGTTCGTATAACAGAAAAAATCCATGGGACAAATTCTCGAATTGGGCTGATTGATGGGAAGTATTTGTGTGGTTCACATTCAGCTAATCTAAAACAAAAAGATAGAAAAAGCCGTGAATCAGTATATTGGCGACCACTGACAACTGATTTAAAAAATATGCTAGCTTGCATTAGCGAAGGTGCTAAGGATGTAATTGTCTTCGGTGAGATATATGGCTCTTCGATTCAATTTATGGACTATGGTATTATTGGTGATACCGGCTATAGAGTATTTGATATTTCTGTTAATGGCGAATATCTACCTTGGAATTTTATCGAATATTATTGTAAGAGATTCTGTATTCCATTGGTACCGCTCTTATACGAGGGACCATACTCGGAAGAGATAGTTACTCAATTGGTCGATGGGAATACTAAGGTCGTAGATGAAAAATATATTAATTGCGATTTTAAAGGCCGAGAAGGTGTTGTAATTACCCCGTTGAACGAGACCTATTCAGCTATTTTGGATGGTAGACTCATTTTAAAAGCTGTATCTGTTGATTATTTATCAGTTAGCACAACTGACTCTCATTAGGAGACTTGAATGAAATTAACTGTTGAGCAAGTAAGATACATTAAAAAACTGTTAAGTAAAGGATTATCGCAATCAAAGATTGCGGAAAAGTTTGAGGTCAGTCGGTCACTAATTTCGGATATTGCCACCGGGCGGGCATGGTCGAAAGTTCCTGGGGGGCTAAAAAAGTCATCCATAAAGTATGATCCAACAGACGAGAAAGTTCTAACTTTAGAGGCTGAAGTAGCTATGCTACAAGATGAACGAGCCTCGATGCGAAAACAAATTAAAGCTATGACTAAATCGCATGGCTTATTTAAAGCTATCACCAGTGAAATGGAGACCACTGTAAAGCCCATGTCTTCACTCCCGGCTGCGATTCCAATTCCAACTGTTAAGGGGTCAAAGCATATCGAAGAAGATTTGGTTATGCACATAAGTGATGGGCACCATGACCAAATTGTTAAGCCATCTGAATGTGGTGGTCTTGAAAAATACAATTTTTTAATTAGTATGCGACGAGCCGAGCAGTATGTTGAGACAGTATTAAAGTGGACACAACAGACATTGGCCCCACAGTTTCGTTTTCCAAATTTAACTGTTCTAGCCTATGGGGACCATACTAGTGGTGAAATTCATGGGCATACTCAGCGGTCTTATTTCAGGAATCAATTTAAGAATTGTTTTGCGACAGGGCAATTACATGCGTTAATGTATCGTGATTTGGCACCTTATTTCAATTCAGTGAATGTTTTTTATGTTCCTGGAAATCATGGGCGTAGAAGTATTAAAAAAGATTATCATGGTGCGCATGATAATTGGGATTATTTAATAGCGGAAACAGCCCGGTTGCATTGCGCAGATATTCCAAATGTCAACTTTATAATTCCGGATTCATTCTCGATTAATTTAGATATTAATGGTGTTGGATTTTGTATTTTCCACGGTGATGATATTAAGTCGAGTTTAGGCATCCCATTCTATGGTCTTGAACGCCGGCAGCGTAGGATTATGGCATTAAACCAAGCATCAGGTACACATATTCGGTATTATTGTTGTGGGCATTTTCATCGTCCAAGTTCCTTAACTGATATTGATGGAGAATTGATTGTCAATGGTTCTTGGGTTGCTACGGATGCTTATGCTTATAATGCTTTTGGGGGCTTTACTAATCCATCACAGCTTGTACACGGTGTAAACCAGAAGTATGGGATTACCTGGAGATTACCGGTTAATCTTCGCACAGATAATGAAGACAAGGGACCGCAGCGATACACAATTGATTTAGCTGAGGAGGTAGGAATTTATGACTGAATTTGATAAATGCCTTAAAGATTTAATTGATGCACGTTTGGAGCGAGATTTATGGAAAAATCTAGCTGAGCGATTAGATAAGCTATTGGTTTGCTATCGACTACATAAGCGACCCTCTGACAAATTACTTAATGAGATTTCGACATTACGCTTAGAATTAAAAACTTTTAATACTGGTGAAAGATGACACATTTTATTGTTTGTATTTATCTTGCGATATTATGTATTACGGTTATTTTATTTGGGGTTTATCAGGTGTATACTCGTTTACACCCTAACTGCCCCCATTGTGGAAAAAGATTTAAACAGCGAATAAAACAACTAAATGTGACAACATTCTATGATTTAGAGACATGTCCGCATTGCAATTTAGAATCAAATATATTTCAAATTTGGTGGTATAACACACACCACACGCCACCCTGGGATAGAGAATGAAAACTTTTTTTACTTCTGATTTACATTTTGAGTATGGCTCTCCAACTCTGCGGCCATTTGTGGGGGCTGAATGGGATAATTTTATCCTTGATACAATAAATAGAACTGTTTCAAGGCAAGATAGACTATTTATACTTGGTGACTTTGCAGTTAAAAGGCCAGGTTATTGGCGTACAAAAATTCGCTGCAAGAATGTCGGTTTAATTCTAGGCAATCATGACAGCGAGGCTAAATGTAAGGGAGTTTTTGGTGGAAATTTAAAAATAGAGGCCGTCGTTAAATTATGTGAAAAGTTTAAAGCTGTGCTTTCACACTATCCTATGGCCTATTGGGATCGAAGTCATTACGGCTGGTTTAATCTTTATGGCCACTGCCATGG